TATATCGTAGGTTGCAATTTTTTGCATATCCTTCGTCGACCATGAACTCTAATATTTTATAATGTTCAGGTATTAGTAACGGTTCTCCGCCTGCAAAGTACAGTTCTTGTATATGCTGTGCCTGGTCTTTCATTGAATCTATAAACGATCCTTTTTTATACCAGGTATAATCATATTGATCGTCCCAACCTTGGTCAGCAACTAGGTCCTTGTTCTTATACTGCGGATACTGTAGTTTCCATTCTTTAATCCAACTTGAACTATCATGTGGACTACACATAACGCATTTCAATTGGCATAGGTTACCTAAACGTAAATCAAAGTAAGGAATGTTTACAGGTGCAGTACCATCTTCCTTTGTACTTGCAATAAGTTTATCAAAGTCTAAACGTTCTTTCCATTCTGCACTTTCCCATTGGCGTTTACTTGAAATACCTTTTGCTTCTTCATTAAAGCATTTAGTACAACTGGCAGGTATTTCGCCATTGAGCATTTGAAGTCTTGTTCTTCTCATGTGTTCGCTGTTCCATACTTCTTCTATTGTATGGTCACGTAGGTTCATAGCAATACCATCTTTCTTAACAAGTCCTGCTGTCTTTTCATCTTGTTTACCCGCACCACTGGCATTGGCAGTACAGCAAACTCTAACATCTCCGTTAGGTCGTGTCGCTAAATGTATCCAGGGTAGTGGGCAAAATGTTTTACTCATTTTATTGCTAATCCTACTTGTTCACCTATTTGTTTATATTCCAATATCTTTCCTGTAACTGTAGACTGTTTCATGTTTTCGTAGTTGATTCCTTTTAGTGTAATACAATCTCCTACTACCTGTGCAAGTACTCCTACTGCACTATGACAATCACCGTCTAAGAACTTCAATGCTGTACGTTCTGCTAATACACTATAAAATGTATCCAAGTGGTTTATTTGCCTTACTAGAGCTGTGTAAGGGCTCATAGTACGTGTCTGTACAGCAATAACACCTTGTCCAACCGCTGGTAACATTTTATCAAAGTCAAATGTATGTGTTATATATTTTTCTAATCCTAGTATTTCAAGTCCTGCTCTTGCCAAAATAATGGCATCATAATCACCGTCATTTAATTTCTTAATGCGTGTTGCAATATTTCCTCTGATATGTTTTATCTCAAAGTCTACCTTAAAGTTATTTTTAAGTTGTGCTATTCTTCTTGGACTACCTGTTCCTACTCTTGCACCTGGAAAGAATTTACCCAAGTAACAATCTCTTGGATCGTTACGTTTTAATACTGCCGCAAGTATTAACTCTTTTGGCATTACAGTTGGTAAGTCCTTTGTGCTGTGTACAGCTACATCAACAGCACCATTGTACAATTCATCTTCTATGCGTTTACAAAACACTCCTTTGCCACCTATATCAGCAATAACTTTATCTTCGTGGATATCTCCATCTGATTTGATTGGAACAATTTCTACAGTACAGTTTAGTTGTTCTAATTTTCTAGTTACTATTTCTGCCATTGACAATGCTAGTTCACTACCTCTAACTCCTACCCTTACTTTCATTTGTTTTTCCTTCCAACTAACATATACCTTGTATACTTAGGCAGTTCAAGTTCTGCTTTTTCAGATACATTTAATTTACTTTTCCATTCAAACTCTTTAAGGTCCTTGCTACAGTTTACGTGTTCATCTAATTCAAAGTAATTGTTACTTTGTAAAATAATTTGTGCTCCATCTGGTACTTTGTCTAACCAAGTGTTGTATTGTTCTTGTGTGATGTGTTCACAGCTTGTATTGATAACAAAGTAAGGCTCTCTAGTATATTCATATTCACACATATCAGCAGTTACACTTTCAAACTTACCTTCCATCTCATAACGTTTGTTCATTGTACTTGCTATTTCTTTACACTTAGGATCTATGTCAATGCTTGTTATGTGTTTGCAACCTAGTTCACTATTGAACATCATACAAGCTAGTACTCCGTTCCAACCGCCATGTATTACAAACTCTGCATTTCTAATAGACTTGTGTTTTTCAAGTGCTTCAATTAGCCAGAGCTTACTTTTAATCTGACCGTCCCAGAAACTCTCAAGTGTACGTTCTTTATCTTCGCTGTTACGTATTGCGTCCATCCAGAACTTTATATCGTGTATATCTATTTTCATTAAAAGCCTATTCTTATTCCTATACTGTGATTATCTCTAATAACATCATAATTATAAACAACATTATACGTATGCCATATGGATCTATATTTCTCAGGTATCATCTTTGTTGCTTCATAGTGTGCAAATCCTCTAGCAATAAAATAAGTTATAACTTGAAACTCATTTGGGTGCTTACCTAATATTTTATTCTTTTCATAATAGTTGTCATTGTTTGCTATTTCTAAAGTCTGTAACATATCTATTGTTTGTAATATATTAAAAGCAATGATACCTGCCTTATCAGTTTCTGTTAAAGGTTCTTTGTAAAACTGTTTTAAATCTAATGCTTTACTGTCTCCTACCGAAACTATAATACACATAAAAATTGCTACTAATAATAATCTCATTTTCTAACTTTCTTATTATACTCCAATGCTTCTTGTAACAAAGTTAAGTCAACGCCGTTTTGTTTTGCAGTATAAATTATTGCTTGTATGTCTTTAGGAAAACAATGACCACCAAAGCCTCTTTCCTCTGTAACTTCTGTGTGGCTTGAACCTATTCGTCTATCTTTTCCTACACCTTCAGCAACCTTGTCATAGTCTACACCTGTAGCTTTACACAGATCATAAACTTGATTAAAGAAAGCAACCTTGTTTGCTAGAAAACTGTTGCGGAAATATTTAACAAGTATTAATTCTTCTGCTTTATTGTAAAGGTTAATTGTTGGCGTACCAAACATAGTTACTAATATTGTACTCCAAAACTGTGTGTTACCTTCTGCTAACATAAAATATTCTGAATTAGCTAAATCTTCTGTTGCTGTTTTGTTTCTTAAAAACTCCGGACTAAATGTAATATCATGTTTGGGGAAGTCTTGTTTTATTGCCTTCCAACCTTCTAAACTTATTGTGCTTTTAATTATTATAGGCACGTTAGGTACTCTGCTTATTACATCATACACAGAGTTTACTATACAAGCACCATTTTCAAATGATGGTGTTGCTGTACATATGATTACTCCGTCTATGTCCTTGCTTATATCGTTATAGCCCTTCATTGGATCGTATATCTCAACATCAAAGGAAGGTCTTAGATATGTTTCATGTGCTTTTCCTACTGTTCCATATCCTGCTACTAATATTTTCATGATCTCTCCACGAACTGTTCGTTTAATTTGTCAAAACTACCACATTGTTTTGAACACTCTTTAAGTCCTGTACTGTTCCAACACCCTGCAATAAGATCAAAGTACCCACTTGCAAAGATACTTTTCAAGCTAGTGTCGTTTAAGTTTGGCCATATCTTAATTTTATTCAAATAGTCTATACGATTCTCGTGTGACGGTGGATAAAATTGTTGATCTAACCAACAACAAGGAGTAACTGTACCTAATGCACTTACGTATAACATACTGTCCTTAACTGCTTTACAGTTTATGGTTGGTAATGTTTCTGCAGATGCTTGTTTTACTTTGCTGGTCATCTCTTTACTCTTTTGTGATGGATACAAAGTATCTATTTGTTGTCCTTGTTCATTTAACACAGCAAACTTTCCGTCTTTGAAACGTGTAGTGTGCTTGACAGAGAAGTTTTCCATACCTAAACGTTTAGATAGTTCTCTACATTCATCTATCTGATGTTGATTATGTTCAAACACCAGCATATCCCATCTTGCTTTTCCACCTGCGTCTACAAAGGTCATAACATTGTGTATGATCTTCTTCCAGTCTGTGTTAATTCTATATTTTGCGTGTGTGTCTGCCAGGCCATCTATGCCAAACACAACATTTACTTTTAATTTTGCTAATTCTTTCCACCATTTGTCTGTACGACCACTGCCGTTGGTGTGCATTTGTAATCCCATGTGAGGATTTGACTCACGTAGGTATTCATATATCTGTAGTGTGTCCTTTGCAACTATAGGATCACCCAAGTTACCACACATTCCTAAATGATTTAACTGTTTAATAAAATCTACATCAAACCATTCCATAAATTTGTCAATGTTTATTTCATCTAAGCCCATGAAAGGATTTAACGGACCGCCATTCATTCTTCTAGCACACATAGGGCACTTTGCCTGACAGCGACTAGTCACTTCTAAATGAATTGCTCTTATATCCGTTAGGTTATACATTACTTTTGATTGAACCTTCGCATTGTTGCTTCTATTGTTTCGTCATTGGCGGCAACATTTACTATTAGCCAGTAACTATCTGTAAAACTACTGTTGAACAAGTAGTGCATTTTCAAAGTATCTATGAAATACATTCTACCTACTTCCCAATGTAACTGTTGTCCTTCTAATATAAAATTAAACTGTGGAGGATTTACATTACGTAATGGCATTATTAATCTAAACGTATCAATGGCCTCTCCGCTGTAATCCCAATCCCTGTGTGGAGGAAAGAATCCACCTGGACCAAATTTTAAAAAGTGTGTTCTGTAATAATGTCCTTCCCATGGTAATAACAAATCGTGTATCTGTTTGTTTAGTACAGGAGTTGCTTTGTTAAAGTCCTTTTCTCCGTACTCTGTACCATGCTCCTTGTTGTATTCATACAAGCTATCTAAATCAATACCATTAAAAGTACCGTCTGAACTTGTAACACTCAGTCCCCAACGATTAACATCTTTACGTGGGTTGTATTTTTGCCAGTCAAAGTCATTAGCCCAAGCAACCAGCATTTCTGCATCTGTTGTTGTTTCTAATTCTACTTGATTTCCGAATTGGCTTAAATCTCTATAGTCCATTACTATTACTTATCGTCCTTTCTTTTGGTATTTTGCTATCTGCACTACTAACACAGGTTGGAGTTATGCACGGCATTGGTGCTTTAAACAGCTCAAATCCGTCGTCTAACGTGCCTAGAGGCTCATCATGGCAACTATATGCACGTTTTACTTCTCCGCCTGGTTCTCGTATAATACAGCTTTGATAACCAGCCCAACAGTTCCAACCTTTGAACTTGTTGAAGCCAAAAGCATTTAATCTTTCTGCTTGGTCAACCCAATACTCTACTCCATTAACATCTTGTAACCGCATTTGTTTTTCGTCTTGCTGACTGTCTTCTTGTAATATTTTCTTTTGGGCATCAGTATAACCACTAACGACAAAACTAGCGGTAGGATCAGACTGAGGCTTAAGAGTAACGTGAAGACCACGTTCAATGAATCGATTGCTTCTATCATAATATTCCTCCCAATGTTCAGGTACCATTACCTGATTAATAGTGACACCAACATCATTATCCTGTAAGAATAATAACTTGTCACCAAATTCTTCTTCATTTGAAAACTCAGCATGGTAACTTGCAGTAATGGTTCTTCTGTCCATAATGTGCGTTGCGTCGAGCCAGCGTTGCCACCAGCGTTTTGCAGGACTGCAATTACTTGTCATGTGTATGCTTAAATATTTGCTTTCATAATCCTCATAGTGTTTTACTAGATCTATAAATTTTTTATATGCTGTAGG